CGTGAATTACGTGTTTTCCGTCTTTAGCCATTTTTTACTCCGGCATTTCGCTGACTGATTGGGTGTTGGTAGCCTGGCGGAATGCACCGTTCAGGCCGAAAGAGGTCTGGCACTTGGCATACATCGCGTCGAGCGCCTTACCGTCCAGATCTGCGACTTCTTCATCGCTCATGTTCATCGCCAGCTTCACAGCTGCGCGCTTTTCGCCCTTCTCTTTGTCAGAGTTCACCGCCAAGCCCGATTTAACCGCAGCGAGATCGTCAGCGAATGGCTTGAACCATGCTGGTGCTTCCGCCTGATTGTTGGCGCGATCTCGCTCTTCCTTCTCGGCTTTATCGCGAGCGGCCTTCTCTTCAGGCGTTTCTTCTTTGCTGTCGGCGTTTTCTGCCAGCATCTGGTTATATGCGTCCATCAGTTCGGCATCGGTTTTACCGTCAACCGATTTACCTTTGGCCTTCAGCGCATTAACGATGAGCTCTTTCATCGGGTCTGTTTCCTTCTGGGTTGAATCGCTGTTGGCGCCGAAAAACGCCTTTAGCTGGTTGAAAAATGTTTTGAATGCGGGGTCTTGCTGGTCTGGGGTAGCGGACTCTTCGAGATTAACGACCTCGATTTCGAGTTCATCACCCTCGGCGTTAACGAAGATGCCAACGCCCTCCTCCGGAGTACCGGCGCCAGGCTCATCAAGCAGCACCGCCACATGGTCGAACATCATGTTGGTGGCGATCTCGTTGTACTTCTTGCCCTTCGATTCACCATTGGCAGCGATGCCGGAATACAGCAGGCCGGTGGAGATGTGGATCGGGTCGGAGTTGGTACCGGCCAGCATGTCATCCAGGCGATTAATCAGGCGCTTACCCTTGTCGCTCGACTCGGCGTACTGGCGGTTAACGTACATGTCGCCCGTAACCTTCCCGTCTTTGTGGTTGACGTTCTGTAACCAGGCCCCGACGTGGTACTCGTTCACCGCCCGGACATCGCGCGCTGACACATGCTTGCCGTCCACTTTCGGGTGGCCCAGCGGCATCGGGTTACGCTCGAGCGTGTTGTAGGCCTTTTCGATTTCTGCTGCCGGGTACAACTTCCGGTTCATCACGATATCGTCCACGACAGGCGTGATGCCGCGAACCACGATATGTGGCTTGCCGTCAATGGTTTCAGTGGTGATGTTTGAAGCGGAGTTGACGACGGTCAGCACATTAACGCGGTTGCGTTTCATGCTGGATCCTCGTTAAGTTATGTTTATTCAAACAAAAGGGGTGAGATGATGATTAAAAAGGCCATGCTAATTGGCGCCATTGGTTTGTTCGGTGCGCAGGAAGCGCAGGCAAATTTTTATACAGGGAATCAGCTTTTTGCCTGGGGCGAATCCTTGATGAGAGTCAGAGAAAACAGAATAATGGGTTCTGATATCAGCGACGCAAATATGTATTATGGATACGTATCAGGAGTTTACGATCTAGGTAGCGGTGTACTTTTTTGTGCCAGCAATCAACTTAATCTGAACCAGATTTCTGATGTCGTATATCAATACTTGAAGCAAAACCCTAAACGCCGGGCTGAAAACGCTTCTGATTTAGCAGTTGACGCTCTTAGTGAGGCGTTCCCTTGTAAGAAATAGTTCCGACAAGCGCCTTCGTTTAGATTTTTCGTAACATAGGCGCTCTACAGCACCATGGGAAATAGTCCAGCGCAGTTACGCACTGATAGCGCACGATTCGACCGCACCCGCAGCACCAATAGACTGACATGCTGAGTCCTCATTGGTGGATTTGAGGCAATAAAAAAGGCCGCCGTGGCGACCTTGTTTAAAGTATTTCTTGGAATTTACTGGGATATTCAACTCGCTCCCATATGGATGAAAAGTAATCTCGATACTCTTCGTCATCACGAGCATCACCACTACCGCCCCAGTAGTAGGCTGAGTTTTCACTTATGATGTTAATCACATCAGTTTCAAGTTTTGAAGCAAAGGACTCGTCTGGGACTATAACATTGATGGCGTCTAAAAGGTCTAGAGCACCCGTGCGCAAACGCCATTCTCTCTCCCATGTGTAGTCCAAGCCAAACGGCCAGCCAGGTTTAATATCCATGGGTAAATGCGGAGCGAAGCGCCATTTTAAACTTGGCGGTAATTCCTTCTTATCTTCATATGACCCGTAGATTACCGGTCGACCTCCATACTCATAAATTCTTTTTTTTACGAATTTGAAACCAAACGGCTGATATCTAGATTGATCCCACTCACTAAAATACTCTGGAGATTCAGTAAAACAGACAGATTCAACGTCAGCTGTCATCTTCGCACTTCCCGGCTTGAGAAATCCATCACGAAGAATTTTTAGAAATGTTATATATGCAACATCGTAATTGATCTCCTTCTCGCCTTTTATATAGGGATTTGCTCTAACCCAATGATAAAGATACCCGGAACTGTCTATTCGTTTACTTCGCATAGCTCACCCAAACGAGTTTTTTGGATGTAATTTATAACACTGACATCCTTATTTCTATGCACGGAATTTAAACTTCTTTCCACTGCTTTCTTTCTATCGCCAGCTTATCCGCCAGCCCCTCGTTGAAGATGCTGCCGTCGTCATTGAGCAGCACCGGTATCTGGCTGCAATAGCAGTTGTAACGGTTGCCGTTCTCGGCGTAGAAGTCCCGCACCTCTTCTGTGGTGTAGACCTTGCCGTGACGGCTGGCGTGCCAGGTGCGCGTCGTTGGTTTTAGCGCTGACAGCCACAGAAGGCCGGTATTCAGCCCCAGCCTGTCAACGGCCCAGTCCGTTTCGTTCCATTGCGCCTGCCGAAGCGCGCCGACCTGCTCAGACTGAGCGATGGTTTTGGCCTTCGACATGCTGACATCAAGACGCTTGCTGATGACGCTGGCCGTCTCACGAGGATTCACGCCCCGCGCCACTGCGTCGGTGATGATGTTGGTCAGGTCGCCGCGCGCGGTATCGCTGATGACCTTCCAGTCGCTGAACGTTGTCAGCCTGGCCGCAGATATCTGGTTCAGATAACCGGGGCTGCTTAAAAGCTGCTGTAGCGTCGTCTGACTGGCGTAAACCTGGGACTGCTGCGAGAGGTTATTGAATGCCTCCAGCGTGCCGCGCTGCGCTTCTGCAACGACATAATCCATCGCCCAGAGGTTTTGCTCGCCACCATCAAGCAGGTAATCATCCAGAATCGACTGCACCGCTTCCAGCAGGTCCGCCAGTTCCTGCGCCGACATGTCGTAAATGAACTTACCGGCGTTTACCTGGTAGAGACGCATGTCCTCGCCATGGTCGTGGCAGAGGAAGTGCCAGTTATGGCTGTTAACCTCTCGCTCTCGCCCGGTCAGGCGCTGGTCGAAAAGAGCTTTCAGCGCCACCTTTATCGCGTAATACCGTTCCTCAATGTCGCGCTCCATCCTGCTGACTGGCTTACGCGACATCGTGGGGTCAACCTTCGACCGTGGTATAACCGGACTCTTCGGCTTCTGATTCTGGGTCGGCCAGTGGGTCAGGCTTTGGCTTATTGCCATCTGGCGGCACCTCGTCATCAAGTTCAGGCAGGGCTTGCAGTTCGCCCTCCGCGCGTATCTCATTTTCGGTGATGGCTGAGCGGCCAAACGCGTTCGTCGACTTCACGGCCACGTCCGCCAGCTTGTCCATGTTGGCAATCTTCTCTGCCTGGCTCGGCGCCAGCAGATCAGACCATCCGACGGTAATTTCCTCACCTGTCGCTGGAGGGATAAAGCCAAACTCCCAGAATCGAGTAACGATGTCCGTTATCAGGTCTGTCAGGAAGCCGGTTCGCCGGCTCATTCTGGTTTTGGCCCAGTCTTTCGCATCCTCGGTACTGGCCCGCTCGCCCGTCTGCATGCCGACCAGTACTTTGACAGGGATCGGCACGGTGGCGCAAAACTCATTCAGAATGGTTCGCCACGTTGGTTCTGGGTCCGCCGCTGCAACCGATAACACACTAACATCGCCCTCCTGCATCATCACAGCGCTATCAGAGCTATCGTTAAGGCGTCGCACCTGCCCATCAAGGGCTTCGGATAGCTGAGATTCTGAAACACCAAGAGCCTTAGCCAGTGCTGAGAAGTTTGTTTTGGCGCTGAAGTTGAAGTTGAGCTGACGGCTGGCGTTTTTGAAGAAACCCTCAGCTGCACCGCCGGAAACTTTCTCGCTATCCATAATTTTATGGAAACCAGGCGCGAGCAGCGATTCTCCAGAGTAGAGGCGGCCATCATCTGAACCTTCAGCAAGGATAATTACGCGGTCAGGATGGACGTTGAT